CTCTTTGAGAGGTTGGAACTCTGTGCTTGCACTTATAGAGCTGAGTTTAAACATCGAATTTACTAATTGGATATTTGCGGACATTCATTTAAATTTTATAAAATCCGCCCTCACGAAATAGTTGTGTTCCTTCTTTCGCAATCTTGCGGGCCACAAGGTAAGCGAACGAGTCAGGCTTCTCTACTTGGATACCCTTGTCATCCATCCATTGCCGGATTATCTTCCAGAATCCTGCCGGCACTTTTCCTCCTTTTCGTCCGGTCTCCAGCGTACCGAATGCACTACGGCCCCACAGAACGCCACCATCCTCTGTTATCTCGACCTTCAAACTGGCTATCGTCCTGCCGGAAGCCACCTGCCCTGCATTCCGGTGGTTCTCAATGATGCGTTGCTTCAACGCTTCCAGCTCGGAGGCCACCAGTTCCATCACCTTATCCCTCAGCAGAAGTTCCATACACTATCTCCTTCACCGTTTTTGTGGGACACATCACAAGTCCTTTTATTTCCTTCAAAGGAACCTGAATGACAATCCCAGTCACATTCACATCCAGCTTGTCATAGAACACCGAATACTGGATATCCCCCTGCACAGGCTCGAATACTCCGCTTCTGTTCACTCTCAGTATAAACTCCTTGGCCAAAGACTTGCATCCTTCAATAACCGAATCATTCTCCTCACCGGAAAAGTCATGCTTTGTCTTGTCCATGAAAGCTATCATGCAGTTCGGATAATCCTTAAGCTGCATCAGGCCCACGTTCAGGCTTCCGGAAGCCGGTAGCACATACATCACGGCAGGAAGCTGCATCTTGTCAAGCCTGACATTCGCAGCCTGCCAGTTCTCGAACAGATAGGTAACGCCCATCTGTTCCACTATCTTCCTTACTTTTTCCTCGACTGTCATTTTTTCTTTCCCTCCAAGATTTTACGTAACCTGCGTTCATATTTCATCTTTCTGGAATCCATGTCAAGACACTTGTACACCCGCACCCACGGAACATACTCTACCGCTTCATGGTCCGTTATCCCCATTCTCAGCGCATAGTAGTCGAGCTGTCCGAACGGTCCGAAGTTCAGCGCATCTGCCCCAGCCTGCTTCTCCTCAGGTGTAGGAGGCACCGACGTGGAAGCGAACAGCTTGTTTATCCGCTTTACCTCACGGGCTACCCAGAAGCAGAACCCAATGACCTCGGATGCATCCACCCTCATCACCTCACGTTCCGACATTCCCAGCAGCACGCGACACGGCACCATTATGGTTTCCGTCTCCGTACTTATTGACTGCAACTGCATCAACTCACCCATACTGATGTCATTCAACGTATCGGGTGTCCTTACCTTTCCCACCTTCCACGGTTTCCGCAGCTTCTCCAGCTCTCCCTCGATACCGTGAGAAAGATTTCCAATTACCAACAATTCCTTTACCGTCATATATTCCCAAGTTTTGCTTTCAACCGTTTTATTGCAGGTTTTATCCTGAAGCACATCGCCATAATCAGCATGTCAAGATAATCCGGAGAATGCCCGAGTATCTCCTTCATCTTCTCCTTGCTGATAATACCCTTCTTTCTCGTATCAGAGTCGATATGGTCCTGCTTCAACACACCGAGCTCCTCGATTATACGTTCCCTCTGTGCTTCCGTACAGACGATACGAATCAGACGGGAGTTTATCATCTCGGCCAGCTTGAAGCCACATTCCGATTTCAGGTTGTCAAACTCCATGTTCATCGGGCGGCTGCCACCGTGGAACTCCTTAATTCCGTTCAGGTAGCTTTCAAGATAACTACCCAGACCGTCAGAGTCAGCTATCATCCGGCTGCGCGATATGGAACATTCTATCATCATGCGCTTCAGGTCTGTCTCGATGGATTTCCCGGTGCTGTACTCCTGATCCAGCTTGATGTAGCAGACATTCCCTTTCCAATGCCCGGCGACAAATCGGTCACGCCCCTTCATGGCAAGGTCAGCGGAGCCGGAAGAATCCCCCACAGGCTTGACAAACTCGTTGGTGAACAGGTCACAGATGGCATCATAATCACATAGCGCTGCCGGGTCGTTGTCATACTCCCAGTTACCAAAGTACAGACGCTCTTTCGTCACCCTGTCCTTCGTGCTCCGGAGACTCTCGATGTAGTCTTCTGTGGCCCACGGATTATCCTGAACCAATGCCTGGATGAAGGCATACGGTTCCTTGAGCTTACCTTCTTTCCACGGCTTGTAGAAGTCACGGTACAGCCAGTTCTTCTTCGGGTTGCAGGTGATAAGTATCTTCCCCGGGATTCCATACACATCGTTCATGTGCCGGCCAATACGTGTCTTCAGCACGTCAAAGGCGAGGTAATGCACCTCACCGGCTTCCTCTATCCATCCTCCGGTGTACTCCTTTGAACCCAATCGCTCATACATCGGGTCTTTTACCGGATAATAGGTCAAGTCAATGTAGACTATCTCACTGCCGTTGTCGAACGCTATCCCTTCATTGTTTGTCTTGTATGCCGTAAATCCGTGCAACTTCGCCACCTTGTTGAAAGTAACGGTCACGGACTCCCGGCTGTCCTTCAGGTTGTTTCGCCCGACAAACCAGCGTGTGCCGGGAAGATAGTAGGCGCACTGCATAAGCCACTCGCATCCAAGCCAGGACTTCCCACCGCCTCCGGCACCTCCATACAACAGGAACTTCGTCTTGTCATCCCGAAGGTAGTTATACGCCAACCTCTGTTTTATATTGACCTTCCGTTCCATATCATTTCAGCTTGTCTGCTTCCGGAGTATAGGGAAGGAAGTCGAAACCCTTGAACGGTTTACCTTGCGTCGTATGGTCCACCTCCTGCTTGTCGGCCAGCCCAAGCGTACGGGCAATGATATTCGCATTGAACGCCCCGACACACGCCCCCTCGAACTGCTGGGTCTTGATTGTTTCCTCCACGCGCGCGATGACTTGAAGAAAATCTTCGTCCCCTTTGTTTATACAATCCTCCCGGAAGTTGCTCCACCACCTTGTCGAGGCCCCAAGATACACGCACATTCCCATGAGAGAATACGGCCGTGCTGTCGGAGAAGCTTCCTGCTGTGTATGGTGTTGTTCCTCGGTTTTCACATTCTTTCCCCTTCCTACTCTTACGGGCACGGTCTTCTGTATGGCCTTCCTGGTTGTCCACGGGTTCTCATCGCACCACTGGAAATACTCGCACGCCGCCTCCCACAGAAGTTCAGGCGTGGCAAAGAGCTTGTCCCTGCCATGCTTGCTTCTTAACATCCAGAACTTATTTCCTTTTGGTGCCGCCATAATCACAATTTTTCAAAAACGGGTAATATCTCCTTGTCCAAATCCCATCTTCTGTTGTTGGGAAGTGGAAGGCTAAATTCATATTTGATTGCTTCCATATATTCCTGATGCGATACCTTTCTTTCGTTCAATACGGAAACCTGAAAGGATGATCCGCGCAGCTCCCTGGACTTGTCCACCTCTAACCCTTTCTCGTATATCCTGAAATCAGAACCGATGAACTCTTCCGTAAGACGGCATACGTCAGCCGTAGAATGATAATGCTGGAAATACCATTCGCCGAAACGGAAATTGGCCGTGAAGTTGTTGGCATCCAGGAACAGTGCTTTCGAGCGGTAGTCGTGAGTCTCCTTTCTCTCGGAAGCCTTCTGTGCGAAGAGCAAAGGAATTCCCGACCAGAAAACCATGCCTCCCGGCTTACATAGTGCAGAGATGGAAAGAAGGACATTCCTTTCATCGTCAAGGGAGTTTACGGAGTTCAGGACGCTGTCACATACCACTACATCATACAGGCCATGCTCCGACAATGTCCTGCACACATCCGCACAGTCCTGACGTATCTCCTTCTCGTCTATCACGTCAGCCCCGTCCTTCCGGTGAAAGAACTCAATCGCATCAATGCGGTATCCCTCTTTCTTCAGTCTGGTGGCATAGTCCTTCTGTCCGGCCCCGAAGTCAAGCACACGCATATCCTTCGTGATAAACGGAAGTACCAGACGCTCGTACAGCGTGGAATGGCTCCTGCTGCTCGGAACACCGTTTTTCTCTCTGAGACGTGCCTTCTGGGCAAAAGACTGTATATAAGTCTTCCGCTCCAGATGGGAATATTCGAATACGCCGTATTCCTTCGAGAAATACTTCAATGCCAGCTCCTCCTTTCCTTCCGGAAGCACATAGACAAGCAGGTCCATTCCCATAAGCTTCACCGCCTTGGCGTACACGGTGGAGATGATGACCTTTCCTTCATGGTCGCACACGGCATTCGCAAACTGGCCGTAACGCAAAATCATTTTCGTAAGGTCCACTACACGTGAGTTGTTCCCTCCCTTTGTAATGATGGTTACGTCCTTGTTTGGTACCATAAAGAAACCTTCCGTTCCTTCAGGAACAGATACACGGATGTCCGGCTGAATCTCCGAGACCTCACACTCGGCATAGTTGTGAAGCTGATTGAAACGTACCTCATCCGTAGAGTTCACTCCATCCAGCACGAAAGCCGGGACATGGGTGTATCCCAGCAGCTTCATAGTCTTTGTGCGCTGGTGTCCTGCCATGATTCGTTTGTCCGACCTGCGGATGATGATAGGCTTGATGATGCCAAGCTCCATTATCGACTTCTTCAGGTTTTCCTGGGCTTCCGGAGTAAGCAGCCTCGGGTTGTACTCGGCCGGATTCAGTGATTCTATGTCAATGTATTCCATCATAAGCCCAGCAGATTATTCACGAAACCAATCATCACCCCGTTCTCGTCAAGATACTCGGCTGCACGCTGCTTCAGCCCTTCAAGCTCCACATCGGTTATCGGTATCTTGTACCCTTCAAATGCAAGGTACTTGATATGCGCTCCCGCTTCGTAGTTTTCATTCCGAAGCACGTTGTGAGTATCTTCCATACCTCCGGGGAAATCGTCCAAATCAGGAAAGCTGATGCCGTCAAGGCCCCATTCAATGAGTTTCCGGCAATCCCATTCAAACAGACGGGACATATCCCATTCCCCGTTGCTCACATTGTCACGGATGATGATTTCGCGCTCACGATCTTCTGTCAGGTTCGGGATAAGCACCGTAGGCACCTCCTTGATTCCAAGCTGCACGCACGCCTCATAGCGCTGGTTCCCTGCAATGATGACAAGATGTCCCGTGCGGTCTGACAGAATGATCGGACGTGCCTCGAAATAGTCCGGGTTATTCTGTATGGATTCCTTCAACTTCTGGAGCTGTTCTTCCGATATGGTCCTCGGGTTGTTCTCCAGCTTCTCCAATGTTTCTGTACTTCTGTAAATCACTTCCATATATCTCAGTATTTGCGTTACAGAAACAAATTTACCCGATAACCGCCACAAAGCAGTTACCGGGTATTCACAAAGCACTGACAAGGGCTGTCAGTAAAATCTTTGGTATGGTTTTTGCTATTCAATTACCGTAAAACCTTAAAATTATATTGTTATGGCGATTAATAATTTACAAATTGGAGATTTAGTCCTAACAGGTTTTTGTTATGGATATACTAACATTAATAACGGAGAAATATGTAAATTACCATTAATGGTTACGGAAGTTAAAAATATAATCAAAGACAAAGTGTCATTGTGTAAAGTTATAAATATGCCTGAGACCTATGTTGACATAAATGATATACATGGAATACCTTTAAACCAGTATATACTCGACTTATTAGGTTTTAAAGTAATAGACAAAAACAATGCTTTACGACCAGGTGCACCGAACTTCAATGGTACTGTATATGAAGCACAAATAAACGGCCTTAAAATACATATTATCAAAGACAACAATTCATACGAACTGTGTCGAAGTAAAGCAGCTCCTACCATTCCGGTAAATTACGTGCATGACATCCAAAATAGTATGAAAATAGACGGGAAACCTCTCAAAATCAATTATATGTTATTTTATCAAGACGCCAAATAAGACTCATGTTCTCTAAATAATCAGTAGAAGGAATATCTCCCCTACTGATTATATTCCCAAAAACTAAGCTTCCCTTTCACATTCATAATCGGTTTATCAAACAGTACCGCATCCTTCAGTACCCAGTTCCAGCAACCTTTCTCTGCCCAGACGGATGGATGGTTTTGTACGCAGTCGGCTATTACCACGCTGCCGATGATAGCGCCATGTGGAAGCTCTTTTTTATTTCCGTAAAGTTTTTTTTCATATGGAATTACTTTAAAAAGCTGTTCTCTCGTTAATGCTTCCCACCCATTCTCATCTGTAGTTTTTGAAGCATGTATCAGCACCCTTTGGCCGATGTACTTCTGAGGGCACTTCCAAGTACGGTTCTCGATGTCTTTGATACCGTGAGCGATTAGGCTTGCCCACGGCTGTTTGATGGATATTGCTTTCATAATCAATCCTCGTTTTCTTCCAATATCCTTAATACAAGTTCAGGCCTCCAATTCTGAATGAACCCATTGCTGTCAATATCCATGATGATGTAATCCCCATATCCATTTTCCTTGGGACACATGCAGTGTGGCACATAACCCTCATAAGAACAAATGGCATTGTTTCCTTCGTCAAGCAGGTCGCAACTGAACTCGTCGCACACCTTATAATGAATTGAAGCGGTAATGCCATCGCCCCAATTAATTATGCGTCCATTGTCTATGTCGATAATCGGCTTCCAATGCCAGTCGTATGCCCGAAAAGTTCTGTTTTGCTCTCCTATATACTCAGCACATGGCATTTGAGGTTCATTCTTTTCTTCTTCGCAATCATAATCTTTTGTACCGTTAATGTAACTATCTTGCCAATAACGAACGGTAGCATCTACCTTTAAAAATTTTACTTCTACTTCTACAGGTTTGTAAATAGTTGTCTTCATATTCAATCCTCCATAGGTATTAAGTCCTTAATGTATGCCCATCGTGCCTTTGGGTGGATTGTATCGCAAACGTCATATTTTCCATAGTCCCAAATTTTACCATAAACTTCAACTATTATTAGCTCTCCTATTTTAGGCTTTTCATTAGCATCATGCCATACTGAATTTATTCTCCATTGGGCGCCATCGGCAAAAGCCTTGTGTTTTTCCATCACAGATTTATTGTCAGTGAATCCCAATATGCTTCCGGAGTAATCTCCAGCTGCTTTTTCAATATCTTCTTTTGTCATAAATCTTTTCTCCTTTCCGCCTATCCCAACAGCCACCACATGACTGCCAGGAACAGGTAATACAATTTCGTTTTCATTGATTATTTCTCCTTCTTTCAACTAATAATTCTAACCTCTTCTCACACTCTGCACATTCAAGTTTCTTGCGTTCCAGTTTCTCCCGGAACTTAACCAGTTCCGCGTCCGTATCCTCATCAAAGAACAGGTTGTTCTGTCGATTGTGCTCGATGTACTCATTCATACTGCGTTCTGCTTTCGTTATCTGAGCTTTTGCAGAAATCAGTTTAGAGAGGCAGGAACTCACTTCAAGCGACTCTCCTGAACGATTGTCGTAGTAGTAAAAAGAAGGATATACATCATTCCTCGGATACTGGCATTGCAATCTGGCTACCCTCCATCTGATTACCCACATCCTTCTTTCGTACACTTCACGAGGAAGGTCGTATGTGTATAGGATGACAGATTGATGACCGTAACCGTAGCAGATGCTGATTTGCACCCAATTCTCGATTTTCAGCTCCTTTTCAGCTTTGGCCAAATCCTTTGCGAACTGATAATAATCACTCAAACTTTCCTGTTTTCCCATATTATTCAAAGTTTAAAGAGAGTTGTTGCCAACCTGGTTCTCTGTATCTGCGATTCGACTGCATAAAGGCTTTCCGTAAGGCTTCCGCAATCTTCTCACGAACAGCCTTAGATACATGGTTCTTGTCCGATTCGCTGTTGATAAGCAAGCATCTTTCAAGGCTCCCGTTTATAGGTCTCTCGTCGAGAAACAAACTGTATTCTGTAAATATCCGGTTCTGACGTTTCCCATCATCCATTTCTTCATCAGTCTGGTACCGCTCAAATGCAGTGTCTTGAATTGTTCTAAGACACCTTTGTCCACGATCACTCCTGCATCCAAGCATTTCGTTTTCAAACACGACCGACAAAGCACGCTTTTTCCTGACGCCTCCAATTCTGGCCCATCCATAATAAACTTTCAGCTTTCCCATCGTCATATCGTTGTTACACAATCAAAGTCTTTCCCATACATTATGTAGGCTCCACGCTTCCGGAGTTCGGCCACCAGCTGCTCGTTGGTATATCTGGCCAGCCGTCCATGAAGTCTGTCCTGCTTTCTTCTTTCAGACGTGTGCCTGCTCTCACATAACCGGCACCTGCTGGTGTAATGGGTGCCGGATTTCGTTTCATAGGCACGGAACTTTCTTTCCGGGAGGTTCCGGCCACACTCGATACAAACCTTCATGATGCAGCCCTCCTTATTAATCCCATGTTACGGTTTACCAGTTCGATAATCTTATCATGGTAATCACTGGTACCGTTGCAAACCGCACGGCTTTGGATTATCTTGAAAGTTTTCAAATTTACTTCTACTGTTTCCAAGCGTTTACCATTCTTCTGTGCTGTGAGAATAAGGCAATCTTTACGCCTGTAATATTCATTTTGATATACACAATGGTGCATTGCCTTTCCTTCCTGATAGAACTGTGTAACACTTTCCAACGGACGGATAACGATACCTTCATCCTTGATTTCCATTCCCAGAAACGGCTGGATTCTTTTGATGAATGACAGAATATCCTGTTTCATTCTGAACATGCGTTCAATCCTTTCCTTTCGTTCCTGTTCAGCCCGAATTTTCGCTTCTATCTTCCTCTTTTTCTCAACCAGCTTGTCATGCTCTTTTTTCAGGTTCTTCGGGCATACATAATGAGCGTTATGTGTGTCAAGGTGGAAATAATCAAGCAAACGAAGATAATCATCATACATGGAACCATCCTTGATGATATATCCGTTACGGTTGCAGATATTCACTACCCACGGATGAGAAAGTCCACCCCTACACATGTAGAACTCCAACATAGCATACTGACGTGTCTTAATAAGCATTTCCGCATATTTATTTTCACCTAACAAGCCACGTATCAACACCGCTGGAGTAACACCATGGAACGAAGTGCGAAGGCCATTTCTGCGAAGAATCGGAAGCACATTTACTTTCGGATACACATAGCCGTCTATGTCGTATGAATGTTGATAGTATATATTTCCGCTCTGCTTGAGACTCATGTCTGTAGTATGAATCCAACCTCTACACCCCATATTCATAGCTTTGGCGATAACAATCTCTTTGTTGTCAGAAGTTATCCACTGTTGGCATACCTCATCGATGAAATAATGTGTGTCACGTTCTTTCCTTGCATACCTGGCTGTGTAGAAGTGACGGAGCACCTGAAAATCTCCCGATGTAGTAACGACTGTCAGATAGCTTACTGCATTATCCTTGGTCTTACGGCTTACTTTAACTTCCAACCTTTCACCGCAGTAAGGACACTTGATGTACCCTTCCTTCTGGCCAGTTACATCAACCCACATCTTTCCACATTCGCTGCACCACATTTCATCCTTACAGCGGTAAGCATTATGCGGAAAACAATGATTCTTTCCCCACCGTATCTGGGCTTCTGTTATTGCTGGCAGCTTACTACTCAATTCGACCACCAGCCTTTCACGTTTCGTTCTCGGTCTCATAACTCACCAAACAATGAAAGTTGCAGACTATTATCTTCCCCTCTCTTACGCTTCTGAACAGGCTTAGGCTGCGGTTTCGGTTGCTCAGTCCTGGAAGGTTCAGCAGCCGGGGCAACTACCTCCACACGTTCCTTCACCTTGTCCACCTTTATGTCATCCTCGTCGTAGTAATGGACTGCCCATCCATAGACTGTGGCATCATCCACCCCGACTGCATTTCCTCCCTTTGCCAGTTCCCTTGCTTTCGAGTAGATGTACTTGCAACATCCTTTTATGCTTTTATTTGCTTTCTTGTAGGTTTCTGCAAAGAGTGAATCAGTCTTTGCACGATTCTCCAGATAAGTCTGGATTGTTGTTTCAAAAGTTGTCATATTGATATGGTTTTTGGTTAATTCATTTGCGGTTCATCCTCACGTTGTAATCACAGAGGAATCTGTATATAGCTTCACTCGCCGTGTCAGGCGGTGGTGTGTTTTCTCCATATATGGCCTTGATTGCAGCCTCTTTTCCCCCGTATGCGTTGAACAGGTCTTCAGGTTTGTAGTTGTCTGGGAGCAATGGAAAAAGCGTTCTGAAAGCCGTAAAATCAGTTTTCGCCTTTTCTTTCAGCTTTCGGATGGAATCCACCCCTTTCACCATCGCGGCCGCTGCATCCGAAATCCGGCTGTAGCTTCTGTCGGCTGCAATCCGTATCTTTTCCTGTTCCAGCTTGCGGTAAGCATCACCCCGATCAAGGCAGAAGTCATGAAGAGCGACCATTATCGCCTGGTTGTTTACCTTACTTCCCCAGACAAACTGCCCGCGGCTCCCGTTCTTTAGCTGCGTGAAGAAGATACACAGCTCGGCCAGGTTCAGGAAATAATAGCTGGATAGAATGGCCAGCGATGTCTCGGCCAGTTGGGCGGGCGTCAATTCCACCCCGGCATAGCTCAGCACCGACTGCAGGTGTCGGGTGATAATGCGCACGGAAGCCGTATTCCCGTACACACGGTTCACATCAGCCAGTGTGGGTATTCCTTCATGACGGATAACGTCGTCTATACTCAAGTTACAGTTCAGTTGTGCAGTGGTTCCGGACCAGCTATCGACCAATTGGGAGGCTGTCAATCCAGTCTTCAAGTTCTGTTGAAGTGGCGTCAGCTCCACCGTTACCGGACGTACATCCCCCTCCACAAGCTGGGAAGGATGCAGCACTGCCGTCATTGTTCGTTGTAGGTTTGTTTCCATTTTGAAGTTGTTTTTCGATTATCCAAAGATTTGCACGGCTGTCCCAGCGTTCAATCCGGGCGCCGTTCGTGTTTTTCCAGTTCAGGCTGTCGAAGTGGTAGAAGAATATCTCCGCCTGCCTCTCCCAGTCTGCCAGTTTTCCCTCGAAGTAAGCTTTTACCTGGTCCAATGTCGGAGGTGTAAATTCAGGCTTGTCAGACTTTCCTTTCTTCGGCTTTTCTTTCTCGGGCGGAAATAACTCGCCAGAGTTATTATTCTTAGTCTTATTCTTAGTCTTTATAATAGGGTTACCATTTTGGTTACCGTTTTGGTTACTACTTTGGTTACCAGTTTGGTTTCCATTTTGGTTACCTGAGGTAACTAAAAGAATGTAAGAAGCTGCCTTTTCTCTTCTGTTCCCTTCAATGAAATCAATCAGCCCTTTTTGCTTCAATCGGTTGCGCAAATCAATTACAGTCTTATTGCTGTATCCTAATTCGGCTTGGATTAGACGTGTTGGTAATTCGAATGGGCAAAGCCAGTTCCGGATGTTGCATTCCTTCAGCAAAAAGAAATAGAAGTCTGCCTCATGCGCTGTCATCGGTTTATACCGTCGAATTTGCCAAAACTGATTAATGTAGTCAATGTAGGTCATAACAGATATTCGTTTACTGATTTCATAAATTCAGAAAGGGAACGGCAGACCACATACCGATTCCGGTACCTTTCGGCTTCTCTCTGCCATTTTCTCTGTTCCTCACTCTGTACACCTTTCGGCGTTTTCATTTCTATACAGAGGGAAGCGTATCCCTTTTTAGGGATAAGAAGTATAAGGTCCGACACTCCCTTCAGCACTCCCTCATACTTCATCCTCGCTCCGGTCTTTGCATCCCTTCGACCACCGTTCGGGACTGCAAAGAGAAGCAAAGCCAGATTCGGATACTGAAGCCTGAACCATGTCAGGCAATCATGCTGAATCTGGCTTTCTGATAGCGGTACAGTCTGCTTTCTCATATCATTACAGTTTAAGCAACCTTCTTGTAGTTTCTTCATCTATAAAATTTGTCCATCCGGCTTCATGTAACCTGATAGCGGCTTCTCTGAGAGTAATATTTCCACCCTCCACCTTTTCTTTCAATGATTGCAGTATAGTTTTCATAACTTCTGACTGAATAAGTTCATGGCCATATCCACCACGCTTTCCTTCACCACATCATCCGTTCCGGTCACACCGTTGGCAATGTTCTTTTTGGTCTGGATCACGTCATACATATAGCGGTCTATCGTATCTTTTCCCAGATAGTAGTAGCAATTCACGTTGTTTTTCTGTCCGTTTCGGTGGGCCCGGTCTTCTGCCTGCTCACAGTCTGAGAACGTCCAGGGGAACTCGATAAATGCCACACGGCTGGCAGCGGTAAGCGTCAGGCCGGTACCTCCCGACTTGTAGTTCAGAATTATCAGCTTGCATTCCGGGTCGTTCTGGAAACGGTCTACCGCATTCTGCTTCTGGGTTGCATTGTCATCCCCCGTCACGGTAACCGCATCAGGGAAATTGTTCTTCAGCTCCATCACAACCTCCTTGAGGTAGGCAAAGACTATCAGCTTCTCCCCTCCGTCTATCACGTCATGGATAAACTCGGAGAACACCTTAATCTTTCCTCTTGCGGATATGGATTTCAGGATTCCCATCTTCACCATCACCTCACCTCTAAGAGCTTTCTGTATCTTTTCATCATCCGCATTCTTGTAGGTACGCAGATACTGAATCAAATCGGCTTCCGCCTTGTCGTACTCCTTACGGTTGGTGATGTCCACTTCGATGTACTGCCGTGACTTGTCCGGAAGCTGCGTGAGAACTTTAGCCTTCTCCCGGCGGAAAAAGCAGGTAGTCGAGAGTCTCCAGTTCAATTCCTTCACATTGGAACTCTGCTTCGGCCCGGCACAGAATTTCTCGATGAAATTCTTGTACCCTCCGAAATCTTCCAAACGGCCCATAATCTTCAACTGCTGGATAAGGTCGGTATTGTTGTTCACAACCGGGGTTCCGGTCAGTTCCAGCACGTATTCCTTACCCTTGCATATTCCTTCCAGGAACTTGCTCTGCTGCGTCTTGCTGGACTTGCACTTGTGGCTCTCGTCTATCACTACCGACTTGAAAAGTGAGATACGCGGGTCGAACGTGATGGAACGCATGGTAAAGCGTGCATCATCCTTTATTCCCTGCACGAAGAACTTTTTCAGGCTCTCGTAGTTGGTTATAAATATGTCGCACAAGGCCGTACCGTCCGCCTTCTTCTGTTCGTAGAAGCGTTGCCAGCTTGACTTGTTCTTGTCATCAAGGATAATCGCCTGCTTCCCGGCAAACTTCTTGAACTCACGCTGCCAGTTTATCTTCAGGGCTGCCGGGCAAACGACAAGACACGGATACGCCTTTGCTATCGTAACCGTGCCTATTGCCTGCAATGTCTTTCCCAGCCCCGGCTGGTCTCCGAAGATGCACCGCTTATGTTGCAGGGCGTAGGCGATGCCTTCCTTCTGGTATTCGTAAGGCTCCAGCAGAAGCCCGTGGGGAACGGTCAGCTTCGGGAGGTCTGGAATGGTATAGTCCGTTACGGCCCTTGCCGATACCGACCGCTGCACACGGCTGCATATCCTTGCTGATACGGCCCACTCTCCCATCTTATCCACATACCACTTGTCTTCCAAAGAAACCCTCCAAGCCCTTTCGTCAGGTATGTAGGCGGCTTTCGGATTCCTGGCCACGCTCGGGATACGGTGTACCAGTTCTTTCAGTGTGGGATGATAGGGAAATGCTATCTTGTAGCAATTCGGGGTTTGCGTTACACAAAATGGGTACAACATGGTATTATGATGCTAACTGGGTAGTCTTATGGCGGCCGGAGCTTCTGGGTTTGATTTTCTTACCGTTTACCTCTATCGTCACTTTCGAGTTGTCCATTATCTTCTGGAAGGCTTCAATGTCCGGACTGACCGGAGCTGCCGTCTCCGCTTCCGGAACCGCATCCGCCTGTACATCGGCTGCCGCCTGTTCCTCAAACGGAAGTTCCTGCTGTACCACCTTCCATTTCTTGTTGAAGATATACTCGTTCACTTCATAGCTGCACGACTCTATGGCCTGTTCCAGCTCAAACTGGAACGCATAGTCCTCGTTCTCGTCGGTAAACTTGGTGAACGGTGCATTCAGGTTCAGTACCTTGTTGCTTTTCAGGAACCGCTTTCCGGTAAGCGTCACTCCCCTGCTGTCTCCGTCACCTCCTACCGTATATCCGGTCACTTCAAGGATGCTGTCTATATTATCCGGCATATCTTCCAGGAACTCCTTTCCGTCCGCCTCCTTCTGTTCACAGAGGAAAGCCATGTGGGGAACCAGCGCCTTGAAAGCGTTTATCAGGTCATTGGTCACAAGGTTCTTTCCCTCTATCGTCACCGTACCCGTTTCATCCGTATAGGTCGCAACGAGGGTATTGTCCTTCGTCACTTTTGCTTTTGTTATTTCCATATCATTATCTCCTGTATTTATATTCGTTGATAAACTCCTGATAGTACAAGTCATCCGGAAGCGGAAGCGATATTCCCAGCTCCGTTGCCGCATCGGCTTTCACCTTGTTTAGAAAGTCAGTCATCTGCAAGGTGTTCAGCCGGGACGTGCTCCCGGCGACAACCGTTTCCTTTCCGTTGATTACAGCCGTCCGGCGGAGGAAAAGACTGCAGTAATAGTCATGCACGTCCTGCTTGTCCGTTCCGGTCTCCTGCTCGATGCACGTAAACCAAAGCCACATCAGCGCGTTCTGACTGATGGTCCGTGGCTCCGTGTACCGCTCGATGGTGACCTTGTATCTTCCGTTCCGAAGCTGGCTGCACATGAAGTCGAAAGGCTTGTCAATCCTCACCACTCCCTTTTCCTTCACCAGAATAGCTGTCTGACTCATTGTCCAAAAATCTTTTTATCAGTGATTAATTCCTTGTTAGCTTCCAGAAACTCGATGAAGCGTTCCACATGCGCTGTGAGCAACTTTACGCTCTGCTCGTGATTGTAGGTATAGTATTCCGGATAACGCACTCCAGAAATGAGCGGAGTGCGGCTGGTACCTCCTTTCAAAGCAAAGGCCGTATATTCAAATGCGCTCACGCTCTCCATTTCCCCTGAAGCTATCAGGCAGTAAGGATATACATGCCGCTGCCATCCGTGCTCGTACTTTCCGAAGCTGTACGAGCTTGTCGTCTTGATGTCATATACCACATCACGTTTCAATTCATCGATGAATCCGTAAAGCTCCACATCACCATATCGGGTCGGAAGGGTTGCAGACACATACAGCTGACTGACAGCCCCATCGAAATACTTTGCCTGTTCAATGACCCAGGCACGGTCGAATAAGAAGTTCCTCATGGGAGCCAGCTCCGTGGCCGGAAAAGTAACCTGAACGGTATTCGTTTCCTTGTCTCCTATAATGGAATACGGGGCACGCTCTGTCGGCACATGTGGCTCATTATGAACCGCCATATCCACAAGCGCATTGAAGGCCGTCCCTTTGTCGGCCGCTTCGCTGGAAAACGGTACGCGGTTGATTGCGTCAATCAATGACTGCTTCAGTTCCGCTTCAATCTCATCCGGAGAGCGCTTGTACTCTCCGGTCTCATTGTCTATGTTATAGAAGCTGTCCGCTTCCTCGTCAGCTCTCAGATAAGCCTCGAACTTGTCCAAGAGTGACGGATACATTCTATACTTAGGCTGCTTCATACTGCTTGCTGACTTTATTCAATTTCAATCCCAGTTCCTTGCATCGCTTGTTCAAGAGAATGCCAGCCTGTATCTTGCTGTCAAAGATGTGCTGCATACCTGCAAGTGATTTGGATACGTTGTTGGCCGACTCCACATCATTTACCATCTCAATCTGCGCCTTGATGACTTCCATCAGGTCTTCATATTCGGAAGAAAGTTCCGTCTGCTTTGCCTGATACTTTGAATAAGTGTTGATGATATTCGTCATGAAATTGTTCTCTCCAATCAGTTCTCCCTTGTCATTGATAAGTGTTGGAATCTCCATGCGCTCCGGAAGGTTGCAGGTGTTCTTTCCGTAGAACTTCTCGCAAGGGTTGAAGGAAATGGTACGTTTCTTTCCGATGGCTTCCATATAGCCGACCAAATCCAGCTCCTTAATCAGGTCACCGGCAGACGAACCACCGATTTCCGGACGTATCTGCTTTTCATCCCCAACCTTCTCCTCACGTTCATGGGCAACGAATATCACCGACTTGCCCATAAGCGATACCTGGTTGACAAAGTTGATGAACATGTTCTTCCGCAACCCGTATCCCTGAAGGGAAAGCGTGCCGTCCGCCTTGCGCATCTTAGGGTTGTTCTGCATGATGTACTTATCCATGAAGGAAAGCATCTTTCCGGCGGTATCAATCACGATTGTCTGGTACCCTGCAATGTCAGGGTCTTGCATCACTTCATCGACTTCCTCCCATTTGCTAATCTGTACCGTATCCACACGGTGTGCAGCGTTCACACGGTGTATGCCGCCGTCGAAATCCAGAAGAAGCGGATGCGGTGCCGACAATGCCAGCGTGGTCTTTCCCATACCCGGCTGTCCGTAAATAAGTGCTGATAAGTTGGTCTTAACGACCAGTTCGTTCGGTTTCTTAATAAGTCCCATAATCAAAAAATTTAAGTGGTTAATACTGTTTTATCCTTTTGTCCTGAAAGGCGGCCAGACCTTTCCGGACTTCATTTATCCGATAGCTGCTCTTAGCTGTGCCGACGGACCATTTTTCAAGTCGTCCAGCTGCTTTATCGAAAATATCTTCGGGGAATTCTGATATACTCCCTTCCGTATCCATTTTGCGGCCCCGATGGCTATCTGATGGTCCAGCCATCCCTCACCGTACCTGCGGCACGCCTTGGAATAGGTTATCTCGTCAGAAGTCGGGTTGCTGCGTCTGATGTATTCCTCCACCGCTTCCTTCGCGGTCTCACGGATTATCACCTTCAACTGCCATGCGTCAATCTCCATCTGCTCTCCTCCTTGTTACTCTGGTTACTCTTGCTCTTGTCTGCATCCGGCATCTTCTCATGTCCACATGGTAGTCTGTAACCGCCATAAGCAAAAAGAGGAATGAGAAGAATATTTCCAGCCCATGTTTGCGAATCTCCTTCAGGTCGAAGTTGATTTTCAGCTTTTCGCATAACATATACAGAACCAGCTCCGTATCCTTGCTGATACCCAGCTTCCGGTATATGTCGCGCTTCTGTGCCTTGATTGTCCATGTGGAGCGGCCAAGACTGTCGGCCACCTCCTTATCCGCAAGCCCCTTGCAATACTGCTCTGCAACCAGGTGCTCACGCTCTGATAAAGCATTCATGACACACGTTTTACCTTGAATTCACCTTTTTTCCGGTCTATCTCTCCCACCCGCTTCCAGTCGGCCCCTTCCATGCACATCTCCAGACGCAATCTGGAAATGGTCGTGTTCACTGAAGAGATAGAGGAAATAGGGAATATCACAATCTCACCGACATTCATGCCTCGCAAGGTCGATGCCCAATTTTCTGTTACTTTTACCATATCGCTTACTTTTTAATATTTGCAGGACATACGAGAATCGAACTCGCATAGATGCGTCCATCTGTTTTTCCATTAAACTAATGTCCCCCAGTTGTCTTCCCAACTTGCCTTATCTGCGCAGATAGTGATACCGGCAGGATTCGAACCTGCAAGGACTTACAAAGGCTTTAACATGGCCACTCTCAACCTTATGCCATCTCATTTTGAGACGCGTCTACCAGTTCCGCCACGATACCAAAAATGCCGAACTTCACAGCCCGGCATCTACCTATTTTCTATAACCCATAAAAACTAATCGACTAAGACAACTAACGATTTGACCAAGTTCTTGAAGTTGTCAAACTTCGATTCAATCTTTTTCTTTTCTTCCGAATAATACAGCATTGATTTTTTGTATTCCTCTGATTCGCGTTGCAGATTCTGTGTGTATGCCACGAGTTCATCATGCGTCATACCTTGTAATTCCTCATTTGTTTTCATGTCTATTCTTTTTAATGTTTTTGATTTCCGTTTCTATCTCCTTATCGAACAGCTCTCGTCTGTCCAGTTCTCGCGAGCGTGCCGCCAGAATGGCGTTGATGTCTGCAAAATCATCGCAGATGCTCTTTATTACCTTTTGAAGCTCTTCCATCCTTATCCATTTTATAAGCGGCCCAGAAGCCAGTTATTACAAACCCTGAAAATCCAATCCAGTAGACCGGATTCAAATCCTGATTGAAGTGCATCACCAATACGGACAATGCACATAAAGCAAGTAGTATTTTCATAACCGTATCAGTTTAAGCAATACCCCACCCCAGACTTATAAGTAACTTTCCCTTCTACCTGCAATTCAGCGATTGCCTTGCAGAAATTGGTGTACCACAACTCAGCATCGCACGCTTCAATGATACTGTGTGACTTATTATTTCCAGACTTAATAGCCTTCACGATTCTCTTTTTAAGAACCCCAACCGTTAATTTATTCATAACTGTACTTTTAAATTCGTGCCCCGATAAGCTCTCTCTGCTCTTCCCACCGGAGTTATCAGGTACTATTCTTCACTGCATGACCGTTCGGGACATTTGCCATATTTAGCCAGGCTGCTTGCATCGACCTTGCGGCTGCTTGCTTCGACCCTTGAATCCTCGCGTCCTCTATGCTGGTAATGAGGGTATGCGCCAGTATCGCTTTCTGGAACGGACTGCTTTGGGCAGTCACTCCTTCGTGTTCCCTACCTCCTCATCAAAGGGTAGGCTCTGTGGCCGGATAGGGAAATCCGTTATCCTGATTAATCTCCGCAATATTTGGAACCCAGGTAACCGCTGTGGTTGTCCGGATAAATGGCCGCTTCCGTTACGCCTGACCAGTCGTAGCTGACAGCCTTACAAGCTGACTGAAGTCCGGCTAAAGGCTCTCTCTTCGTATCCATTGCCTTCTTCATTGAAACCTGGAGCTTTGCAAGTCTCCATGTGGATTTCAGAACTTCACCGAAAGTCTTTCCTTTCTTCTTAGCAACATATTTATATGTTCTCCAAGCATCCTTCATAATCTGTTTCAAATCATACATTCTCATAGCGTTACCTCCTTTTAGTTATCACTTTTATTTGGCGGTTTCCCGTTTTTTCTGTTCCTTTGTTTATTGTTTATTGTTTGATGTTGCAAAGATACTAACAGTTAGCATAGACGCAAACTTTCGCGAGTTAAAAGTTAGTTTATTTACAACATTTAACTAACTGTTAGTATTAACTGTTTATGGAAGCTTGGGAACGAATACAAAAAATTATGGATGAAGAAGGGTTAAATAAAAACTCCTTCAGCAAAGCTATTGGCATTTCAAACAATGTCACTATAACCCGTATTATCAACGAAAAACGCTCCCCATCAAGGAGTACATGCGAAAAAATAGTCTCCGCTTTTCCCAAATACAGCCTTACATGGATACTAACCGGAGAAGGGAATATGCTAACCGATACAACATCTCTTGACGAAGCATCCCCCATTGATGAACCAATCATACTACGTGTACCTCTCGTGAGCCAATACGCACAAGCGGGATACCTCTGCGGATACGCAGATGCAGCATACATGGCAACACTGCCTACAATACCTTATATAGTAGACCATGAAGCCCAAGGCCACTACGTTGCCTTTGAAGTGAAGGGAGACAGCATGAACGACGGAACAGAGGATGCTATCCTGGAAGGTGACCGCCTGCTGTGCCGGGAGATTATGCCGCACCTGTGGGCCGACAGCAAGCTGCACATCAGGAAATGGGACTTCGTTATCGTGCATACTGAAGGAATACTGGTGAAGCGTATCATTGACCATGACGTGGAAAACCATACTATCACGATACACTCCCTGAACTCAATGTACCCGGATAAGGTAATCAACCTGGCTGATGTCAAACAGATTTTCAACGTAATAGAACTACAAAGACCAAGAAGAAGATAACTAATATTTAAAACTATGGATTTCAAAGACGCAATCAAACAGCTTGCCGACAGAGTTGAAAAGCTGAAAGAAAACATTCAGACAGAAGAAGCAACCAAGAACGCATTCATCATGCCGTTTATCAATGCATTAGGATATGACGTATTCAATCCGCTTGAGGTCATACCAGAAATGACTTGTGACATCGGCACCAAAAAAGGAGAAAAGATTGATTATGCTATCATGAAAGATGAGCAACCCATCTTATTAATTGAATGCAAACATTGGAAACAAGATTTGAATATTCACGATAACCAGCTATTACGTTACTTCAATGTTTCTAAGGCTAAATTTGGACTGTTAACAAACGGAATCATCTACCGCTTCTATACAGACCTCAAGGAGCCTAATATCATGGATGATAAACCATTTTTGGAAGTTGATATTACAGATCTCCGAGATAACCAAATCGAAGAACTCAAGAAATTCCATAAATCATATTTTGACGTTGAAAATATACTCAGTTCTGCAAGTGAATTAAAGTACATGGGAGAACTCAAAACTATTATACAAAACGAGTTTTCAAACCCAAGTGCAGATTTCGTAAAAATGTTCGCAACCAAAGTATATGATGGTCGTATGCTGCAGAATGTCGTAGACCAGTTTACCCCATTGGTAAAACGTGCCATATCATCACACATCAATGATATTATCAATGAACGTTTAAAAGGAGCACTAACTGTCAGTGATGCAAAACCAGAAACCCAACAAACTAAGGTTGAAGAAACAAAAACAGAAACCCCAGTAGAAGCACAACCAGATTCAAAAATTGTTACGACAGAAGAAGAACTTGACGCATATCGTATCATACAAGCTATTTGTCGTCAGAAAGTAGATGTGTCAAGAATAGCATACCGTGATGCACAAACTTACTTTAGTGTGTTGCTTGATGACAATAACCGCAAACCAATCTGCCGTATGTACTTTAACACAGCAACGAAATATGTTGCAACTATTGACGAAAACAAGAAAGATGTAAAACATGCTATTGAAAGCCTTGATGATTTATTCCAATATACTGAAGATTATTTCAAGGCTATAGACATGTACGAAACCAAAGAATAATGAAAAATATACTACTAATAATATGTTTCTTGTGCGGAATTAATTCTTTCGCACAAGAAATAGAATACAACAAGACAGAGAATGGGGAACGTTCAATAATGTGTAAGTATGAGAATGTACGAAGCATGAAGGATAAAACAGTATTCTCTGTTGCTCTTATGGCTGAGCAGGACAAAGAAAAAAATGTTTTCTACTTTCTTTCCTTAAAGACAACCTCAAATACTCCCATAACAGTAGCCAAAGGAGGTACTTTATTAATCAAGTTAAACGATGACTCCATATTGGAATTACACACCAAGATGGAATATGCAGGAACAGTCAGAGATGTCCACAATATTAATGGATTCGTATACTCTGATTATACCATAAATCCGGCCTTTCAAATAAGTAAAGAACAAATATCACAAATCTCCGAAGGTGTAAAGAAAATACGACTGGTAACTACAACAGACTATAGAGACAAGGAGTTTAAGAAAGACAAAATAGGAGCTGCGATAAAAGCCCAATACGAATTAATTCAGGAAAAGCTCAAAGAAACGACTAGTATTACCGACGGATTTTAAATTAGTTTAGAATACATACCAAAATGTCAAAAACAGTCATAAACTGCATCATAAATTGGAACTCTCCCAACCATTGCCAGCTCTCCCCGACTTGCAAAGGCTGGGGATGCCGGTTCCTGACCACGCCCATCGAGGAGATACCAGTAACAGACCAGGAAAAGGCCAAGCTGTTCTCCAAGGTGTATCGGGAAGCAAAACGGAAGGGAGTGCTGGAATGCCCCCACTACCGCTCCATGTTCATCGACGAGGTGCTGGAGAATATAGGAATAAATTAAGCCGAAGGTCACTCCTCCGGCTTTTCTTTTGCATAGAAGCTCCAGTCGAACAAGTCCAGAAGCCTTCTGTTAGCGGCCCAGAGCGGCCGAAAATCTTTTTCAATATAAACCCTCGCAAGGGACAGTTTCGGGTCACTGTGGTTCAGCATTTCATCCACACGGGCTATGTCAATACCCAGTTTGTTCGCACAGATGGATGCCATCGAGTGCCTGGCATAATAGAAGTTCAGGTCAGGAACACCAATCGCCTGGCCAACTTTCTTCAAGCCCAGATTGATTGCCTTGTTGAAGTCATCAGCCGACACATACTTCTCCGCGAATGAGAATACACGCCCTTTTCCCTTATACCTATCAAGAAGGGAAGCAATCTCCGGCTCCACCTTTACCTGCATGAAAGCGTTGTCCTTCCTCCTTCCTTTCGTTTTCTTACGCTCGTAGGATATAATACCATCTTCATAGCTGGCAACTTCGTACATGTCTGCAGAATTCATTCCCATAAGTGCGAACGACAGCATGAACACGTCTTTTGCCATGTTGAGCTGGTAGTAAGGACTCCCATTTCGAAAATACGGAAGGTCTATAATCTCCTGAATCTGCTCGACTGTAAGGACACGAGAGGCTGCCTGAATGTTTTCCGGCATGGAATATCTGCTGAAAGGAGAAAGGGGTATCCGTATCAATCCGGCTTCATCATCGTTGTACTCGTATTTCGCCTGGTTGAACACGGCCTTGAGCACCGTCATGTATAGTTTTATGGCATTGTTCTTTTTTGTCTGACCTCCGGATGATGGGGAATTGCTCTTGTTCGCCCCTCGCATGGAAGGCTCATTCCTCAGGAACCTCTCATAGTTTTTAAGAAATGATACGGTGATCATGCTGACATCGAGACTTCCTCCTGCAAATCTTTCCAGAGCGTTCATCGCCACCCTATAGGTATGCGCACTTCCATCCCGGCCGTTCCGCTCCATATCATCAGCACATTTTCTTCCGTATGCAATTATGTCAAGAGAGAATACTTCATCTTCCTGGATATAACTTACCACCTGGTCGATATTCCATTTCTCGGCACTCACCCCGGCCTTTGCCAGCTTCCTTCGATAAGACAATACAAGTTCGTCCATCAGGTCAATAACCGCCTGGTTCTTGATTTTGATTTTCTCAACACCTTTCTCCTTCTTCTTTGTGATGTCAGAAGAAGAAACATATTGGGATGTCCGTATGTATTTTGATTTCCTGTCCTGGGTGACACGTATCTTTACATTGTATGTGCCATCCTCCCTTTTCTGGTGAGGGAACACCACGACCTTGAATGTAGCCAT